GTCGCTTCGCAACGCATTAGAGGCTTGACACTTACTGAGCACTCACAAACAATACAACGCTTTGCTCAGCGGGAGATTCGTTCTCGACTGAACTTAGCGTTCGNTGNATCCTGGGATGAGCGACGGTTACGTTCTGAGATAACCGACGTCATACGTCGAACGGAAACTCACATGCGGGCCGTCGCTCGTACTGCCGGGAATCATGTGGCTAACAGAGCTAGAGAGGCTGCTATCGCAGACAAAGGTTTCAAACTTGTCAGGTATGTTGCTATCTTAGACGATCGTACGACCGAGATCTGTCAAAGCCTGAATGGTGAAGTGTTTTCGATAAATCAAGGTCCTCGTCCGCCTCAACACATTCAGTGCAGGTCATTCATCGCACCAGCAATGACACAGAATCCAGCGTTCGGCGGTATCACATTCAACTCATTTGAGAAGGCAGCATAATGCCGCAAGAAAAAACGGGACAAGGCAAACGCGGTGGAGGTAGCAGACCCACTTCGAATCAAGGACGTTCAGAACAGAACCGTAGAAATTCCGAGCAGCGTGGCAAACGTCGCGTGTCTCAAGGTAACAGAGCCACTACTCCGAAACGGAGTACACGAAACCGGTAGGCGGGAGGCCCACCAATGACATTACGTGGAATCATCAGTGAAGAAGACTACAAAGCGCTTCCCGAAGTAGTACGCAATGATGCGTATACTCAAGGTGAAGATGGTCGTTACTATGCAGACATCGAACCAATCGATGGCTGGGCCTTTGAGCACATTGAAGGTTTGCGTTCTTCTGGCAGAAAAGAACGAGAACAGCGACAAACATGGGAGCGTAAACACAACACCTTAGCAAGTCAGCTCAACGGTGTTGATCCAACAGAAATCGCTCGGATTGATGAATACAAGGAAGAGATCGAGCGACTCAAGAAAGCTCCTGATTCTGAAAAGACACAACAGAGAATCAAAGAGTTGGAGCGCACATACGAGAACAAGTTGCAAACGCAACAAAATGAGCACAAAGATATGCTGGGTCAGCGGGACGCTGAACTGCGTATCTTGATCGTTGACAATAGAGCTCGTAGAGCTCTTGAGAAGCTGGGCTGCAAAGACCCAGATCTCATTCTTCCGCATGTTCATGGCAATGTGAATGTGGTGCGAGACGACACCACGGGCGGGAAGCCCAACGTGAAGGTCGTGGATAAGCACGGTGATCCGATTCCCACCAAAAAGAAGGGTGCTGTTGGTGATATGGACTTGGAAGAGCTTTGCGGCTCTTACCGAGAACAATGGCCATCAGCATTCGAGGGATCGAAAGCCGCGGGAGGCGGCGCACCCGGCACGGGAGGTGCTGGTCGTGGTAACAACAACTCAAACCCAAATGACAAGAAACTACCTCCTTCGGAGAGGCTGAAACGCTATCATGAGCGAAATGCAGCTTCGAAGTTCGGGTAGACCCAACACAAATGGCACTAACACTGATCGAAGCTGCCAAATTGATGGATGGGGAGGATCAACGCCAGGCGATCGTAGAGCTCTTTGCGATGCAAAGCGATCTTCTGCGCGTGATTCCTTTCTCGACAATCAATGGCAACAGCCTCCGGTACAACCAGGAGGACACGCTTCCGGGAGTNGGCTTCCGAGGAGTGAATGAAGCGTTTAGTGAATCCACAGGTGTTATCAACCCTCAAACTGAGTCGTTGGTAATTCTCGGTGGCGATCTCGACGTAGACAACTACATCATTGAGACTATGGGAAGCTCTACACGAGCTACCCAGGAATCAATGAAGATGAAGTCGCTGTCACACAACTACAGCAATACTTTCATCAAAGGTGATTCATTGTCGACCCCGAAACAATTCGATGGTCTTCAGAATCGCTTGGCTGGACCGACTGGGCCTCAGGTTATCTCGAATGACGCGACTGCTGATGGCGGCGCCTTNGCTCTCAACCGCGTAGATGAAGCAATCGATGCAGTAGATAACCCCACTCATCTGTTGATGTCGAAGCAAGTGCGACGTCTTCTTCAAACTGCAGCGCGTGATACTACCGTAGGTGGTTTTATCACGTATTCTCTCGATGAATTCGGTCGTAAAGTGACCGAATACGCTGGTCTTCCTATTCTCATTGCTGATGGTAATGCTGATTTGTTCGCTACTTTGGCAAACAATGAAGCATACTCCGGTGGTGGAACTGCAGATGGCACGTCGATCTACGTCCTCGAACTTCGAGAAGGCGCATTGCAGGGGATCCATACGGCTCCTCCGCGTGTTACCGATCTTGGAGAGCTCAACGACAAACCCGTTCGACGTACGCGTGTTGAGTGGTACACAGGCATGGTGCTGATGCACCCGCGTGCTGCAGCTCGCCTCCGCGACATCGATGCAACCCTCCCGGCTACGGCCACGTAGGAGTAAAGAATGGCACAAGGACATGGAGTCCGTAGGACTCAACAAACACTCGACACTCTTCTTGAACTGGAAGATGGGGCTGCAGCTATTACCGCTGACGGCAACGGTTCTGCGATCATCGATTTGCATGGTGGTGCTGGTTCTAATCAACCAAACCCGCCCCTGATGCACGCAGATCTCTTAGTGGATGTTTCAGCAATCACCACAGGCGGTGCTTCTGGTGAAACATACATCATTCATTTCCAGGGATCGTCTAGTGCNACATTCGCATCTGACATCGAGAATTTGGCAGCAATGCCTCTCGGCGATGTCAGCGGAACTGCTCTGGTAGGAAGTGCTGCTGATGTGGATTCAGACATCGGTCGCTACGTCATCCCGGTAACTAACGAAGCTAATGGGCGAACTTATCGTTTCGTTCGTCTTCGTATCGACGTGGGAGGTACTGCACCTTCTATCACATTCGTAGGTAACCTGGCTATCCGGGTTGGCCTCTAGGAGCAAAAAAAATGAGCCAAGACACCTACATAAAACGCTTCCCGACAGTGNAAGACATGGATCAGCANGGACTCGTGGATCTCTTCGACATGCAAAAGAAGAAGGTTAGCAAGTTTCCNATGATCGATGCTAGAGAGATCTGTGCTCAAGGTCGTTACACTGCCGAGATTCCGCCCCAGGGCACACCAGGTGTCGTGGTACAAGCTAAGCCAAACCCTGCGGATACGTTCCTTGAGTTTGGTCTTTTGAAGCTCCGTGAGTTCGCTGATCAAGCCGGCGTTTCTTCTGTTGGCATGTCTGCGGACAAAATCATCGATGCACTCGTCAAATCAGGTTTCACACCTCCCAGCAAAGACGCTGACGAGTAGCAAGCATCTCCTCAAAAGGGTCTCGGCTTATCTCTGGGAATGAGTCGAGACCCACCTATCTGGCTAACATAAATGGCTAAGCGGAAATTCTATAAAGTCGAACGGGATGGGCAAGTCACGAATGTCGACGAAGACTCGCTCAAATACTATCTGTCACAGGATTGGCAAGTCGTCACAGTCGGAGAGTTACTTCCTCGTGATTTCACCATCCCCCAAGCGGATGAAGACGAGGAAGACTAGATGCCCTTCGTAGTTGAAGATGGATCAGGGCTAGCTAATGCTAACGCATACGTGTCAGAGGCAAATGCTGACCTGTACCATGCTGACTTCGATAACCCTGCATCATGGCTTGCAGCTGATACNGCTACCAAAGAAAATGCGATNAGAGTCGCCACTAGATATTTAGACNGTGTCTATGTAAGTAAGTGGCGAGGATTCAGAGCCAACAGATTACAATCGTTAGATTGGCCGCGTCGAAATGTACTCGACTCGGACGACTGGCGTGTACTAAGTAACGAAGTACCGCAACAGGTAGCTGATGCTTGTTCAATTATGGCACTTCGAGTCGTAGACGGTGATACTCTTTTGCAGGATGTGGATGCTGCAGAAGCCGGGGTTCGTCGCGAGAGGGTAGAGGTNGGCCCTATCGTAGAAGACAAGACCTATGTCAAAGCAAAAGCTAACTTCAAACGGTATGCTATAGTGGATGCCGTTTTGAGACCAATCATCGAAACAAGCCTCACCATGGAGCGAGGGTAATGAGCAGCAAAAGTAATGCCCTGGAAACGGGGTGGTTGGAACTCTTGTTCCAGAACACCGTAACCGCATTGACGATCCTAGATGACGTCTCCACCGGTATTCTTCCGTCTACAGCTGATGGGAACCTGTTCGTCAGCTTGCATACTGCAGATCCTGGAGAAGCAGGAACTCAGTTGACAAGCGAGATGACGATTCAGAACATCGAGCGTGCAACTGTATCGCGTACAGGTGCTACAGGATGGACTATCAGTGGTGGCAACAACGTAAGTAACACTGCACAGATTCGTATCC